TATTGATAACGGGGGCTATACACGGCCGCCCCGGCACCCGTAGGTGCGGCTCCCAACAAGCCTAAATCGGATGGGATTGGCCTTCCAAAATCAAGTCCAGGACTGATTTTGAGGCGCTGCCCACTGCGGCTCCGATTTGTGGTTGCCCTATGAAAGAGCCGACGGCGGCTCCTGCCATGGGCAAGTAAGGTGAAAGATTCTTTGCAACTGTACGAGCAGTTTCTTTCATCACATCAACGAAGTCTTGAGATGGATTATCGGTCGATTTGGTTGCGGCACGTGCTGCCATGAACGACGGAAATCCAATGGGATCGGCATGAGATGGTGTTGTCCCCATCCCTGGATATAAGGCTTCGAAGTGTGCAATTGCTTTCACTTGAAATGTTGTACCTGGCGTGGCACCCGAAATCACGATGATCAATGGAGTGTAGGTTCCTCCACCTGGGTTGGTGATTGAAGGGGTGACTGACGGTAAGTACAATGAGTTGGGTTTGTAGCTCAGAAGGTCATCAGCTATTGGGGTGTATGCTATGTAGCATCGTGATCCTTTCGATACACTGCAAGTGCGGGACCGTGGGTCATTTCGGACTGCGGCAAACGTTGTTCCCAATGGAACAGCCGTTAAGCCGGGTGTCTGTTGCACGGTGACGGCACCCGCCTGAGTAAGCGTTGGGCCAGTGTAGAAGATCTCGACCGCTGCGCCAACCAATCGCATTGGTTGGGCGGAGACTTGGAGATAGCTGTAGAAGGAGTTTGAAGTGTGGACATCAAGTTGAGCTGGGATGAGTGCACGATCAAAATCAATGTTTGCAGAGGCGTAGTTGGCGTTACTGACGATCAACGGATTGTCGACAGTGGCGGGGCCATACGAGAAGTCTCTGGCTGTCATCGTCCATGGGTTCAGGCCGATGATGCAAGTTCCGGCCGTTCCAACAGACGCTTGCGCATTGATGAGGGCGGAAAATTTGTGGCTTGGCATTGAATTGTTGTCAGGAATGCAAGCTTCATTGATTGATTGATCGAATGGGTCGATTGACGCTCGCGCGTAGCTAACGAGGCAGTCAGTGAATGACATCCGTGTTCTCCTCATCTTCTGAGGTGTTGAGTTTTGGGGTTTAGCAGTTGGGTTGCTAACCCCACGTAGACTGTTCAGTCGGTTTTTCTTGCGTTGGTATGAAAGCCACTTGGCTTCCTGCTGTCTCTTTGGCAGAGATGCAATGGATGGTTGCAAGAAGTATTGTTGTTTACTGAGGGACATTGTTGTGTTAGGAAGTGTTCAATTTGTTTTCCTCTTTGGTGGGCCTCAC